ATCTGCTTTTTGATTAGTGTAAGTGTGTTCATCAGTTTACTCCTGAAATACTAGGGATTTACGCCCCGTTCCTTCAGTCGTCTGCGTCCCATGGACAATGAGGTGTTGCTTCCTTTAAGGTTGCAACAATCTCTACCTTGATCTCATTAGCTATATGCTGGTGAGCATCGAGGCGTCTGACTATATCAGTAGCATCAGTGCAGTTAATATCAGCATAAAGTAATAGTTCAAACATGGGATGAACGCTCCGTTCCTACGACTTACTTGCGTCTTATGTCAACGTCTGATTATCACATTGACCTTCCACCTTCGACCTAAAGTAACCTATTAGATTATACTTAGAACGACGATCCAAATTGTCATCCATGAGGATTTCAATTCGTTTCTGGAGGAACCTTTCACAACTCATGTGCCACCCATAAGGGTTGCCGTCATTATGATGGGCAAGGGTCAATGCCAGCAGAGTGCTGAGCATAAGATGAACGTATGGTTATTATACCATAACTATATATTGTGTGCAAACGGTAACATACGATACCGTTTACAATTTCTTAATTTCCTGCTAGGTAGAACCCTGTTCCTCTAGTCTTACACACACGCTTTACCTGTGCGTCATACTTTGGAGTTGGTTCTTCTGTAATTAAATTCTTTGCGAAGTCAAACGCTTCTTTAAATCTATTAAATTTGTATACATCATCAAATGTCTTTGCAGACACCAGGACACCATCCTTCCGCCACAGTTTCATAGTGTACCAAATATTTGGTTCCTCTAATTTCCTGTAGAAGATTGCCCAGTTTCCTGTTTGTGATGCGCTCATTTTTTCTTTTTAGCTTTTGGATCGTTCCAGAGTTTTGGATTTACTTTGCCATTAGATTGTTCCATACTAATGACACTACGATATTTATCCCAATAGTAGTCAAAAATGTCTACCTTTTTGGAAGCAACAGCGATGTCATGTTGGATGCCAGTTCCACTCTCATACCCAATTAGGTATGCAGTGTATGGAAGAGAGGAATCCATTGCCAGTTCTGGATCACAGTTTTCATGAATAATTTTAATCTTCAAGACCGATTGCCCCATTCAATTTGCGGGAAGGCTTCTTCGACACACTGCCTGGTAATCTTCCAGCGTTTGCCGATTTTCTTATCCTTCATGAGACACAATACCTCAGCTTCGCCTTTATGTAAACCCTCTAAGAGTTGAATAAACAAAGTTTCACGTCTGGTCTGAGAGACGTTTGCTCCACCCTTGAAGAAGAGATATAGCTTACGGTACTCATGGTTTAGTACAGTATGCTCTGTCTCTTCAGGTGCTTCATTCTCTTTGTATGGTACTTCACCATCAGGAAGCATCGAGATGACACTCTCATCAAAGTTCGCAATCAGAATTTGTCTGAGTGCTGGGGTGTTGTATTGCTGTAAGAGTTTGATCTTTTGTGCTTTGGTCTTAGCATTGCTGACCTTTTGCAACACTTCATTGAGTAATAATTGCATGACTATTTGTGTACCGTAATTAGTATTTATTCATCGTCGTAATCCTCGTCTACGAACCTGACGGATAAGAGTTCTTCGTTGATCCATTGCCCTTCCTCGTCGTACATTTCGGGATGGAGTCTCTCGTTCTCTGCTTCTTTAACATAGAGATACTCGTGCATCTTCTCATTCACTGTCCAACCAGCAAACACACCTACACATAAGAAAATAAATGACGCTGTTGCTGAGATATAAACGAATAAAGTTTCAGTCATTGTTCAACTCCGAACTAAGTTTCTTGCTTATCCCACCTAAGTTCTAAGTTGAAGTAGACTTTTCTCTTTAGGAGGGTGAATAATTTTGTAATTGTGAAACCTTTAGAAGGTCTCTGTTCCTTCTCTTCCTTCTGTTTTGCCCTCCTGAGCATGAGCTCTATGCCTCTATTTATTTTAAGTTCTCTCATTTTTTAGGTGCGGTAACCAATCCATCTGCCATGAATTTTTTAGCTACGTCAACAAGTCCTTGATAAAAGACTCCATCAATAACTGCCGCTGGGAATCTACCAGAGAACTTACCTTGATGCTCACTCATGAAAGAAGTTTTCTGTGCATCATCCATAGATGACCAAAGAACTTCTGTGTACTGAACATTTGCTCTACGACAGAGTTCTTTCATCTGTCCACACCATCCACATCCTTCTGTAGTGTAAATTGTAATGTCCATATCCTTTACTTCTATGTATAAAAAAAGGGGTGTTTCCACCCCTTAGTATATCATAGAGCATTGCCTCTTGGCAACTACGGAGTAACACTAAACAAACGATTCAACGATGTAACTGTTTGGTCCTTGTATTGGAATGCTACTTTTTCCCAACCTTTACCAAGTTTGCTACCAGTTTCATCTTTCATATACTTATCAATCCAATAGCAGCAATAAGATACTGTACGATTGAGAACATCCCACTTGGTATCTTTAGACGGGAAAACTTTGTCAGTCTTCCATTCATCTACAATGTGAGAAATACCATCCCAGTTTTTGCCTTTAGTGTTTGCTGCTTTGTCATTAATATCTTGCAGAGCTTCCATAAGTTTATCGTTATAGCACCCATACTTTCTAAGTGCCATGAGTCCAGCACAAACAAGTGCTTGATCCCAGGAAGAAGCATCTTTCATTACAGTATCAAGAGTCTTAATCTCTTCAAGGAAAGCACCAACCTGACCAGGAAGTTCTGCTGCCTTTACATTAGTCTGGTTCCAAGTGTCTGGATAATAAAAATGAGATGCTTTATTGAGAGCAGAAATAATTTGTCCTTTGATTAGCTTTGAAGACTGTGGGGTATAACGATACATTCCAGAAAGAATACCATAAAGTTTTTCTTGGTTTCTCTCTACACTATCAGGAGAATCAAAAGTATTATACGATTGACGGATGCGATCGGGATCATCAAAAGAATATTCAATTACAAATAAATCTTTTGGAATAGCATCAGACCCAGCTCGTGCCCAATTCAATGCTCTGGTGTTAGAGTCAATTCTCCAACGATAACCAGCAGGATACTTCTTACCATAAACCTCACCTGGCTCATTCAGTTTAGCAACAAACACAACGCAGTGCTCTGGGATAAGAGTAGAGAGATGCTTCTGTGCCTTACTCAAACGACCTTCCGTATTGCGTTGACAGAATACTTCTGGGAGTGCAGCAAAGTCTTCATAAGACATCCAATAAGAATTGATGTCACCACTTTCTTTGATGGGCATCTGGGGAACGATGGTTCCATCACTACGTTTAACAGTCATAAAAAAAGGGGGTCGTAACCCCCTCAGTATATCATAGAGCATTGCCTCTTGGCAACACCTCTTCTGGAAACACGAACGATTCATGTGGTTGATCCACTGGTGCCATCCAGGCACGTAGACCTTCGTTCAATAGAATGTTCTTGGTATAGAACGTCTCAAACTCAGGATCTTCTGCTGCTCTCAGTTCTTGAGAAACAAAATCGTAAGCACGGAGATTGAGGGCAAGACCAATAATGCCAATGGATGAAGTCCAGAGACCCATAACAGGAACAAACAACATAAAGAAATGAAGCCACCTTTTGTTGCTAAACGCGATCCCGAAAATCTGTGACCAATAACGGTTCGCTGTAACCATTGAGTAGGTTTCTTCTTCCTGTGTAGGTTCAAACGCCTTGAAAGTATTTGCTTTATCACCATCTTGATACAAAGTATTCTCTACTGTAACACCATGGATGGCAGAAAGCAATGCCCCACCAAGAATACCTGCAACACCCATCATGTGAAAGGGGTTGAGTGTCCAGTTATGAAATCCTTGTAGAAAAAGTAGGAATCTGAAGATTGCCGAGACACCAAAGCTCGGCGCAAAGAACCAACTGGATTGTCCGAGAGGGTAGATGAGAAATACACTAACGAATACGGCAATAGGACCTGAAAAAGCAATCGCATTGTAGGGACGGATACCTACTAGACGACTAATCTCAAACTGCCTGAGCATGAACCCGATTAGGGCGAAGGCACCGTGGAGCGCCACAAAATTCCAGAGTCCCCCAAGTTGGACCCAGCGGACAAAGCTCCCTTGAGACTCAGGACCCCAAAGTAGAAGAAGAGAATGACCCATAGAGTCAGCAGGCGTTGACACTGCCGCTGTAAGAAAATTAGCACCCTCAAGGTAACTGCTTGCGAGTCCGTGAGTGTACCAACTTGTGACAAACGTCGTGCCTGTAAGCCAGCCACCAATTGCAAGATAAGCAGTGGGAAGAAGAAGTAATCCAGACCAACCCACAAATACAAAGCGATCTCGTTTAAGCCAGTCATCCAGGACATCAAACCACCCCCTCCTGGGGGGACTTAGTGTGCTTGCTACCATTTTTATTTACCTTTGAATCTTTTAAGTAATACAGTTGTGGCCAAGTATCACGTATGATCTCAGCGAGTTTGTAAGGTGTATGTTGTGTTATCACTTGGGGTGTTCTCATAAATGGATGAATCTCCATATGATTTATGATCTTTATACCCTACCATACGTCCCTTTGTGTTTTGAAGTGCTGGCATGAAGACAATGAAGAAGAAGACTCCAGGAGCACCAATGAAGACGACAGAGACAATCACATAATAAGTTAGTAGTTCAATCATAAAACTTCACATAATTTGGAAAAAGAAAAGGGGTCCGTTTGGACCCCTTGTTTTTGTATGTAACCTAATATCAACCGATAGCAGGTGCGGTGAGTGC